AATTCCACTTTGTAACAATTTCTTTTTGATTTATCATTTATTCCTCCAAAGATATCGGGGACTCGTGGTGAAATTATATTCTTCTATTGAAGGGTCATTCACTATGCTCTGCGTGTGACTATTGTTTTAACAATAGCCTTCCACTCGGGTTGTCCAAAATGGATTTTCCCGATTTCTTTCCCGATTTATTACCTAGCGGTCACCCACTAGGAGGACAGTTTTGTTTATCCCAGCATTGGCGATATCTAGAACCAAAACATCGCCCTGAAATTCTTCGAAGATTTGCTTTATTCTTAACGCCTGAAATCCAGTGTTTTTGCCATTATGTGATTCCATATAACAAACATCTGTAATCCACCCTTTACGACTTGGTCTTAGTCTTGCGCAAGTAATAATGGTGTTATCGTTTGTAGAGCCCGCGCGCATAGCTACGTCAACGGCAACAATTCTCTGTTCATCCGGTAGTTTTGTTATATCGTATGGGTTCTTTTTAATTGTTATATAGTTATCGTCTGTTATTGGTCTCCATGCCCGTTTTATATTTCTATCGAACAAACCTAACTTATAAAAAGAGTTTGCCGATGAGCCATATGGTATATTACCATACTCCATCAAAAATGTTATCGGGTCTAAAACCGACATTTCTTTTTGCATTTGTTTTCTAGTTTTTATGCCGTGTTTAATGGATATCTGATAATCAAGGAATATTCCCTTTATATCCGGGTCGCCGTCTGCCATTTGTTTCAAAAACTTTTTTGTCTCTGGATACCATTCGGCAGATTTATAATGGGCACTTGTAATGATTATTTCCTGTGGTTCTTCTCGAAGCTCTTGTATTTGAGAATATTCTGGTTTTTTCATATAAGGCGGCTGTCGACTCACCAAAAATGGGCGAATAATAGAGTCGATAATAATGTTTGGTATCAGCCGCCTTTCTTCTAATACTGTCACGTTTGAGCGGTGCATTTTGTTATCTGTGAGGCTTTTTATCCTCACACTCTTATGATTTTTTTCTCATAAGTTCAGCATATCTCTTGCCCCTTTTTGTTTTCACCAAAGTTCGGGGCGGCGCACTCTTGGAAGAATTATATTCTCTTTCGAGGTTCATCTTCTATGCGTTGCGTGTGACTATTTTTTTACCAATAGTCTTCCACTCGGGTTTGCGTATCAGCGTTCCCGTTTCTTGCGCCATTTTTAGCAAGTATTACTACTTACTGAGGCCATAAATACTTATAGTTTTGATATTTTTTATATTTTCTTTCTAGATAAATATTGGCATTGTCGTATATGTTTGACAAAAATATTCTTGTAGACTCTTTTCCTGTTATCCCACAATCAATGCCACTGCTTGAAACATATGTTTTTATATTGTATTTATCTAAATATTCCCTAAAGTCTTTTATAAAAGAAGGGGCTCCACAAGTTATTTTTATACGTAATTGATTAGAATTTTTGTCATAATATATAGACCCATCGCCGTCGAAATATCCTCTTATATAATGCCACATTAAACCATTGTTCTCTATTTTAGGAAATTCCAAAATTAAAGATTTCTTAGGAATAATTCCATATGAGCGCACATCTTTAACAAGTTCCTTACTATATATCCGAATTTCACATTGGTTGCGTTCTGGAATATTTTTACCTTTATAGAATGTTTGCTTCTTGGTTCTAAATGTAACAGGTATATTTCCTTCAATGTCCTTATTAAATTTTTTCAAATGTTCACAATCATCTGCTTTTAAAGCAATCCCTATGGATTTATTATCTTTTGATATATAACCATCCGCGGAAATAAAACCAAGCCAATAGCACGAATGCTCGTTTAATGGATTTTTAAAAAAATCACTATTAAACTTATATTTTTTTTCTTGGCTAATTCCTAATCTGTGGGCTTTATTTTCAACAGAAGATTGTGTTCTTTCTAAAATTTTTCCTATTTCTCTATATGACATTTTTTCATAATTTTTTATTAAAAATTCAATTTCTTTTTCGTCCCATTCTTTTTGCATTTTATACGTTCCTCCTCTTTGGATTTATTTGTATAAAAATCTATTTATCTATAAGTATTTTACTGTAATTAACCTCTTCCGCCTTCGCCAGACACAACAACGTTTATTTTAGAGCCATTATAAAAACTCATACACCACTGGTTTTGATTTGTTACAAGATTAGAACATTCTCTAGCTATATTCGGATGGCCATCTCTTAATGCTCTGCATTTATCAGCGATAATAAGCCCGGCCTGAGCTTTTGTCGAAGAAGCTAGGGCAATAGTTGTTCCCGGATATAAAATACATCTCGCTATACAGTAAACAGCTATAATCCAAGACTTACTAGCCGCTCTCGATGCGATTCCTAAAAATTCGGTTGACCTAGAAATAAGGTTTATCCAAAATCGTTGAAAAGGGAATAATTTAACTCCCATATAATGCTCAACAAAAATAGACATGTTATTTCTATACATGGTTATCCAGGATTTTAGACGATTTTTACGTTTTTCTTCCATTTCGGAATTTGTAAGCATTTTTACAGGTTCGCCCATTTTGCTATAGTGCTTCATTTTGCCAAGAGGAACGCTTTTAGGTTTCTGTGCTCTGCTCATTTTCTCCTCCAATATTTTATGCCGATTATTTTTAATATTTTTTATGAGAAATTAGACTTCCCCATCATCTATCAGATTATAATTCGGCATTTCATCGTCGCTATCGAGGATTAGTGATTCGTCGTTTTCGTCATCTTGACCTACATTAAAATCTTTACTCCCAAGTATGAAATTCTTAAGAGGGCGAACAATGTATTTTTGAAAATATTCTTCAACATTACCGACATCTCTATACAAATCGTACCTGTTATCTGTAGAAAGCCACTGCGCAGGCTCATTTTCTTCTATATCTTTTATCCACATACCGAAAGATTCGTTATTTTTATTAGCCACGCTTGATGAAGCGACTGCGTTTGGAGAAACAGCAAGTGTTTTCATTAGCGCCTGTAATTCTTTTACAAGCGTTCCTGTTTCTTCTCCGTTTGCCCTCATCCGTTTAATGTCTAACATTGTATAGCATACCTGCTTTAAAAGAACAATTTCAGCATATGTTTCGGCGCTATGGGTTCTTTTAAAATTTGTATATTCGTTTTCGAGATATCGGATATCTTCTTTAGGAACATCTTTCCCCCAAAATTCAATAACCTCTTTTGGTATTGGGTCTTCTTCAATAATATCTTCGTTTTCTATATAAATTGTTCCAATGTCTGTATAGGTATTATCCTCCTCTATGCTTTTATCCATCGATTTATTAGTAGCAATAATTTTTGAAAGATAAATTCCCATAACATTTCGGACAGTCTTCCCTTGCTCTATTAATGTTTCTATATTTTTTCGAGTTGCGGAAGCAGCTTCATTTGTATATTTTATATTTAGAGATGTGCAAAGTTTATGGATTGCTTTTTCAATACTCCCATATTCGCCATAAAACTGGTTATATAATTCTGAAATGCATGTTTTACAAACGGATAATTTTCCATTACTGTCTATTAATCCCCTATCAACATTCTCATAAAATTGCTTTTCCGGAAGGAGCTTCATGCATTTTCTGCAATAGTATGTATTTTCTTGCGCTATTTCCATGTTACTCCTTTAAGGTTTGCGACTAGCGCATGTAATAGTTTACAATATCTCCGGCTTCGAGAACACTACCGCTTACTGTCAAAATTGAGCCACTTGAAGTAGCTGTAACACCAACCACGTCCTCGTACCCTCTTCCAACTACCGCATATGCAGTGTCTATTGCGCTTCCGCCAGTGAATTCAATTAAAACTGAACCACTTGTTATATCTTCCGGTGTAACAACATAAACGCCGGCTTCTCCGCCTGCGCCCATTAGGAAGGAGCCTAAGGATACCCTCTGTGCTGCCGCATTTGAATTGTTTAAATCATAAATTTGTTTTGCTGTAAGTGCCATAATTTCTCCTTTTCTTATTTAAGACAATTAAAAAATTTTTTGAAAAATTCCACAAGCCAACATTTCTTTTCCGTTTCTTCTACTTCTTGTGGACATTTTACAATTTCAACGGCGGCTAATGCTTCCCCGCCTTGAGCAAATATAACTTCAAAATCTTCTTTTGAAATATATGCTTTTCCGTTTTTTCCCCATGATTCCCCCCATGAGTTTTGAATACCGATATAATCGTCTACCCGCCATTCGTTTAGCAAATAAGCGTGTCCGCCCATTGAACTTCCCGTAGGATGAATTACATTATTTTCGTCCGGGGTAAACATCCCCTCTGTCCAAATAGTTCCCGCTATAATTGGTCCTTTATAAAGAAGCCAATATTTAATAGTGTTAATATCAGGGGCAAAGGCATATGCCTCCAAATGCCCATTAGCTTTTAATACTTTTCCAATAGACCTTATATATGCACCATTTTCTTCGTTTGGCTCTCCTTCAATAACTTTGCATTCATAATAAAAACGATGACCGTCATCGTTTGTAAAATTTGTATTAGTCGGGAGATTAATGCCCCAATCTGCGGCGGAAAACCCAACGCAGTTATGAACACCGATACCATCAGCAATATAAGAGTTGTCATTCTCTACTTCTAGGTTGTACACAACACCGGAGTATTCTTTTTCAAATCTAATCTGTTTAACTTTTCTCCACATTGCTTTTTCATCTAACTGGGTTCTCCATCCGCGACTACACTTATTGCTGATACCCGAAGCAATGCCGAAAGAAACATTCCATCTCGGTAAACGAACTTTAGCATATTCGTTTTTAATAGGTATTGTAAGCGAAATTGTTGGCATATATCCCAAATTATTAGCTATAAAAAACATATCATGCGCTAATTGCTTTGAAACAGTAACGCCCTCCCAGATAGTACGCCTAAAATGACCGTCTCCGGCTAGCCAACCGTCGAGAATGCCTTTTAGAAAATCTTGGTTTGAGTTTAACAATATTCCAGATATTTTTTTATTTTCAGCACCAGTCCCAAACAATTTTAAAAATAATTTAGCCCAATATGCTCCATAAAAATGTACAACAATTGTATTGCTATCTTCTCTTATTTCCAATTTTGCTTCTATGCCAAAAATATCTTTCAGAGAATCGGTCACCTCTTGAACAAGGGTATATCGTTCGTTTATATTAAAAGCAAATGCTACGTGAGCATTTTCAACCCGGCAATATCCTTCTGCTATGAAAAGACCAAATAATCTTCCGAGCCGATATGTTTTTTCTACTTTTTCTTTTGGAAAAGCAGTATTTTTATGGGAGCGATTTATATCCTCAAATTTAACAACTTCGTTAAGATTTAAGAAATTATCTTTTTCCAACAAATTTATTCGGGGGATAGAAACAAAATCAGATTCTTTTAAATCTATTGCTTTTACATATCCTTCCTTTGTGAAAATAGGATGCTCCGGGGTGCAGTATAGATGATTGTGCCCCCATAATCTTATATTAACAAGTTTCCCGTTATATTCCCTATTCATTGTTTTAGTTACTTTACGAATATTTCCTTCAGCAGATAGTACTTCTTCACCTTTTTGCACGTCTTCAATTGCTTTAGAAGAACCGTCTGCCATTCTAACTAATGTGCCGGCAGGGAAACAATGATTTGTATCGCCTTGGTCTAATGGCTCACTTGGAAACTCCCATACCCTTTCTGTGAGCTCTACTTCGTATTTTACGATAGGTATGAATGACCGCAGGTCATAATCCCGCTCGTCGAACGGGCTAGGATTTCTACCTAGCGGATATTGCTTTAAATCATCCACGAATAAACCTCCAACTGTTTGAGAGTGGGGGCAGTATTATCTGCCCCGCTGTCTCAAATATTAAATCTTCTTGTAACCAACAATTCTATATATCCCGTTATAACGGGCATTTAATGCGGCAGTAGAACCGTACCATGGGTCATAGCACCACCATACCCCATTAATTTTACCAATAAGAACCACCCAATGTTGGTTCATCACGCCACCCGGAACAAAGTCTACCTGTGCTAATGCGGGTCTGCCATCATTAATGATTGTTTGGGCAGTTGCTTCCCAACCAGTTCCACCACTAAAGCCTACATATTCCATTCTCTTAACTCTGCCCGCCCATAATGTTTCAGGCATAAGCCAATACATCAAGTTAGGATATTGGTACCCGCCTCTAGTTGAAAGAAGTTGGTTATATCTCTTAGGGTCTGTATCTATTCCAAAGTAATTCATCACGCTTGCGGTGCAAGTAACTAAACAGCCTTGCTGCCCTAAAGTAATATATGACGACCCCATTCTGTCATTAGCCCAACGAGGGTCTCTTTGAGACCAAAGTTGAACAGGGAATAATCCTTCAGCAACTCGCCCTTCATCGGGGAGTCGCTGAACCCAATTGGGGTTAGAACTAATCCATTCGTTTGGATTTATTCTTAGCCAATCAACTGCTTCTTCATAAACACTTACTTTGTCGCCAGATTGAAGCCAGCGTATAAATTCCCCGTTTGGAGTTTTTCTTACCCTTAATCTATTTGGAGGAGTAGTTGTTACTACCGCTCTGTATAAAGGGGTTTCGTTGGCAGGGGGTTCTGGTATAGGTTCGGCATCTTCAATATTACAATATTCTAGTAATTCATCATAAGTGCCATTAAACCAATTCATATCTAAACTGTAACTAGTACTTCCCCACTCTTTGCCTTTACTAGGATAAACCGCCTGATAGTAGGGATATGTGCCTCTATCACTATATTGCCATATCTTATAATCAGACCATTCTCTAGGAACAGTCGGGTAAGTTCTAGATGTATAATGTGCGACCCATAACGGATATTGCCCCATCCATTGTGTATTTGCCCGATTGAATTTGCTCATAAACCATTCGGCAGTATAAATAATCGGGGTTCTCCCGGTTGCTTGAGCAACAATAGATAACCATTGCTGCGCTTTTGAAATATAATCATTTGCGTTTGTGAAATGAGTATCTTCAAAATCCAAGACAGGCGGGAAGTCCACGTCATGTGACTTGTACCAATTGATATAAAATTGGGCTTGGGCATTAACATCAAAGAATGGGTTTAGCCAAGCGTACCCACCAAAGATAAGCCCGTTGCCTTTTGCGCTTATGTAATTCTCTTCTGCTTTTACATCATAGAACATAGCTGTTCCGGAATAATTCACATCACATATTTTTTGGATAACGAACTTAACGCCTTTAGATTTTGCCTTTGCAAAATCAAAATACCCATTCCAGTGGGATGTATCTATACCCAAACTTTTGTCTGTTGGCGGGGTCGCGCTCAAGCGGGGTTTGCGAAATATATTAATTAATTTACGTATACACATAAGCCTCCTATACTGGCGGGAACTTAAATGGTTGCAAATTCAAATCAGTATCAATAATATACCATGTTGGGGAACCTGTTACATAAACGGTTTTCCCGATATGATTTGCCCCTTCAAGAGGGCATCCTGAAGTGATACCAGTTACACTACCAGAGACAATGTAAGTCGGGAATGAATCCTGACCAATAAATGTAAGTGCCATATAATACCTCCTTTTATCTCAATAGTTCCGCTAACGCTGCTGTATAAGACCTTTCTGTGCGGGTCAAATGAACACAGCCGTAAAGGGGATTACCAAATAGTCTGCTATTTAGTCTCTCCAGCCCCGAATTTTTCTCAAACACAACTTTGTCTGTCTGACAAATATCCCCCAAAAATAAAATAACAGAATTTTTTCCAATACGAGATATTAATAAGGCTACATGTTCAGAAGTCAAATTTTCGCTCTCGTCCACAATTACAATCGTATTATCGAAATTTCTTCCTCTCGCAAACCCTAAATGCAGAAGTTCAAGCTTCCCATCGTCAATCAAACGAAATAATTCTATTGAACTTCCGAGAAGGTCAACTGCCGGCATGGCGTATGGGAGCAATTTCTCATTTATACCAGATGGTAGTGCGCCCAGATTGAAAGTATCTTTAACTTCAATGTTATTCCGCACCATTACTATTTTCTTATACGGGCTTCTCCCCCTATCCCATTTGTCTATGCAATCTAAAGCATAGGTAAAAGCGGTATAGTTTTTTCCGGAACCGGCTATGCCTGTAATTTCTTTTACAGTTATAGATTCATCTTGCAATAAATCGAAAAGAGCATATTGCTCATCGTTAATCGGCTTTATTTTACCAAAACGGTCATTGTCTATACATTTAAATTTTAACGGCAATAATTTCGTACCGTCCCACTTAAATTTATCAATAACTTCCCCAGCTTCGTTTTTTAAGAATAGGTATTGGTTTATAACCATGTCGATTTTGTAGCGTCCTTCATAAAATGCGGCAATGTCTTCATCTGAGAGCGTAACAAATTTTATTCCTGGGTTCAAGTATGCCTCCTTGGTTTATAGATGAATAATTATAAAAAATGCGCATATATTTCAATGCGCATATACTTTATCTTTCATTATAATATAAAAAAATTAAGGATGTTGCCATCTATTTCATTTTTAATAATTTTCTTTTTTCTTTGTTGATATTATTGACTTTGTTGTATTTTATTCTTTTGCCGCACTCTTTGCAGTATTTTTGTCTATTGGATGCCTTTGTTATTTTTTTGCCACACACTTCGCATTGTGATATTGTTTCTCCGGCATTCAGGCTTTCACATTCTTTGCATGTATATTTTTTATAGTCATTTCTTGTTCCGCATTTTGGGCAAATATATTTATGGGCATCACAATATTTATGCCATTTTGTTTCAACCGGAATTCCGCATACCTTGCAGGTCTTATTTTTGTTGTTATGAATATTTTCCGATATTGCGGGTTTCCCCCCTTCTGTTCTGTTATATCCATTTTTATAAGAATTATAATATTTTATATACCATATTTCTTTTTCATCGAGTTTACTTTTATCGCATTCTTCCAGTATCGAAAAATTAAAAACACTTTCGCCGTATTTATTATATAGTCGTTGTAGACCGGGATTCCCATGCCTGTTTTCTCTGAGATAATATAGATGATTAGTAAATCTCGACACCATATCAACTGACTGCCCTATATATACTTTTTTATTTACACTGTTTCTTATTATGTATATTCCAGATTTTTTCAATTAGACATTTGCTTTCTTTTTTTTCTTTTCGTGAGGTTTCTTCTCTCGTCGTTTATCCTTTTCCCACATTCCCTGCAGTATTTCTGATATCTACCAGTCTTCTCAAATTTTTGCCCACAACTCTCACAAACAAAAGTTGGTATATCTTTTCCTAATATAAGATTATAATCATCAGTTATATCGTTAAAATTTGTTATACGAATATCTTTATTGTCTTCTTTATCTACAAATTTTACTTCAAGAAGTTCTTTCTCTGGCGGATATACTGTAAAGTATTGGACATATTTATGAAATAAATCAGCAACATTCATTTCGGTTAAATTTGGGATACCTGAGATTTTAGCTATATCTGAAAGATTATTATATTTTATATAATATCTATCTGATTTACTATATTCTTTCTTTTTTCGCCTTGTCCCGCTAATTTTTAACGCTTTTGCGATAACAAGTGTGGCAAAAAGAATCTTGCGGTCTTTTTCTGACGGGATTGTTTTTAGAAATTCAACATCTTTTTTCGAAATATATATTTCGGATATCTCTCTAAGCGAGTACGCCATAGCTGAGTTGACCCACTTTTTTATATATCCTCTTTGGGTAATCGGGTTAAAATCTTTATCTATCTTTAAACAAAAATCTATAAGTTCTTTTTCAAGTCTGACCGCCCCATAATTGTTTTTATCTTTAAAATATTTTGCTATTAGATACATTTTGCCGTAATCTATTTTGTTATTTTCAAATCCGTTTTCGATTATCTTTTCGGCTTCTTCTTTTTCGTTTAGCAAAAAATCTTTCTTAATTCTCATAAAGCGCCTCCACAGGAATTTCTTTCATGGTATATTTTTCCCACAGATATTCTATTTCTCCATTGTCGTCTTTTACGGGTATTCTGATTGGTCCTGCAGAATTGGAAATTATGTTTGATAATATCCCCTCCGGGAACATTTTCCATGGGAATTCAACCATCTGTTTTTCCCCATTATATGTAACTTCGACAGCATATGTGGCAAGTTCTAATTCATTAAGGCTAATTGTCTCAAAACATTTCTTTTGTAACAAAGATATAAACGATTCTAAACTCCCCGCGGGTATCTGCTCTTTTTGGGCAAATAAGATTTTAAAGTTTTTATATTCTTGCAGATATTCTGCCATCAGGGCAAGTTTTTTGCTCGCTTCTTCGGTTGTCATATCAATCTCTTTATTCATAAGAACACTATAATCAGCATATCTGGCTTTTCTGGAAGAATATCTGTTTATAAGTGGGACTCTTCGTCTCATCTCCCTACTTATTTTATTCATAACCGAATCGTTATCAAGAAAATATGTTTTTTTTCTATAGGCTTTTATCATTTCTTCTTCCTGTTCTGACATTTTTTCGCTCCGTATTATATTGTCAAAATTTTTGCCAAAATTAATCCGCGAATATATATCATAGGCTCTTATCTCTTTGCGATATCTTCCCATATAATGTGGGTATAAAAATCTAAAGAAAGCGGGTCTTGACTGGCATACAATTGAATTATTGAGTGCCCATTTTTCCTTTTCTTCGTCTGACATATCGTCTGTTATTTTTTTATATTTTGTCCAATGTTCTCTGAACGGCGGAACGCTTAGTCCTTTTACTCCATCGATAATCTCCCCTTGTATAACTCTACCTATTTTTAGTCTATTTTGTAAAATTTCTTTTTCTTTAGAACCATCCGGGAATTCTTCAAGCATGCTATATATAGTGCTCGAAATATTCGTGGCAAAGCCAACTTTGCTGTTAAAACCATTCAGTTGGCTTTTAACTTGCTCTTCGTCATTTCGTGAATCAACAATTGTTTTTTCTATCTTTTGGCTTTCGTAAATGATTGGATTGCCTAATTGTCTACCTTTTATCATAATATCGTTATTGATTGTGCATACAAGGTCTCCATCAAAATCTGCCCCGCCATGAATGGCGCAGTCCATCCCGATTCCGTTAGCGGGGTATATAATCCCATCGTGAATATGACTATACCATTCTCTGACATCCTCCCTATCTTGCAAATTGAGAAGATTAAACTCAGAATGATGAACAATTGGACTTCTAATGGCAGCAACTTTTCCTATGCCGCGTTTGAGCCAATATTCTGAATAATGTTGCCCGTCTTTTAAAAGCGGTTCGCATTGAACCCCAAACATATGGCATGCCTGATAATAAGGGTCGGATATCATAAATTGATAATTTCCGTTAACAAAAAGATTTCCTATATAAGATTCTTTTTTCTTTTTTTCAATGCTTGCTTTGAATCGACTATATATATATCTGTCGTTTGATAAAGATGGGTTTACAGCGAGAGCTTTTGTGGTTACATCCATTTTATAAAATTCATCTTCACCAATCTTCGATTCACCAGTAGCATATATTAGCATTTGTTCGGCGTTATCGCCGCTCATGTTTCTAAACCAGTCAACTGTTGGTTTGCATAGCGTAGATATATCCGCATCATTTAAATCCAATATTTGCAAGAATTGATAACTAGTTCTTGTATAAGCAGGGGTTACTTTCGGGTTTACTTTTGTCACAGCAAACCCTAATTGATTGTAGTGACATTTTTCTATATAGTCTTCTGTGTTTTCATAAGCGTTATATAATTTAAACATGGATTCCGAGATGACTAAATCAATGTTTCTAATATCTTGCTCTTTGCCATAAATATCTGTGAATGTGTATTTTTTAGCAACGGTATTTGCAAATTTTTCCATGTCAAAAACAGTTACAAGCCCTTTAACAAATGGAGCTCTGATGACAGCGCTACTGAATACATAATCTAGTTCTAGCTCTGCGCTCCACTGTTCCGCTAGTTTTGGGGAGATTAGCCCTTGTCCATCAAACGCATTGCATTTTATCTCTTTCTTAATTTCTCTAACATCATCATCGATGTCTACTCCCTTATATTGCACAAAACAAACGTCTCTAACTGTTTCGATTTCTTTATCGGGAATAACCGCAAAATTTGGGAAACTTACCGGAAGTGAGGTTGAGGAATACAGCGAAAAATATGCCCCCCACTTCGCTATTGCGAGAGGGGTGTTTTCGTTTCTCCCGTTTTCGAGAATATCCATAATCGGGTGTTTAATGTTGTTATTTATAAACATCGCAGTATTTCTTCTTATCATACCCGCGCTAGCCATAAACGGCACAAATCTTATCCCGTTTATATAAAACCCATGTCTCTTTACGATTTCTTCATAGTGGGTTTTATTTGTAAACTCCAAACTAACCAAATCTTCAATAAATAAGATTTTTTCTATTTTTTCAATTGTTTCTTTAAGTTTCTTACGGTTTTCATCTGTATTTTTTGATTTTTTTAGTTTTTTCTTTAAAATTAGTAAGTTATCGAGCTCATTTTGCTCAAAATTTATGTTTTTATAACGGAAAAGAGTTCTGACTAACTCAGAGTTGTTGATTGTTATTACTTCCGCATTCTTTTTTGCTTCATCTAAGCTTATATCTATGCTATAATTGCTATTTTTTAATCTATCCGATGAAAATTTTAAAGTATAGAATTGCTTTATCTTTTTTATGGTTCACCTTCCGCTATCTAGATTTAATTTTTGTGATTATCGTCATATTGCCTTGTTAAATGTGATATTGACAATTTTCACTTTCTGTTTATTTTTTTACCCCTATATAATTGGGGTAC